GTCGGTGATGAGCGTGTTGTTCGATCGCTGCAGGGTTTCGATCTCGGTGCGGGCGGCCAGCAGGTCGCTCTCGACCTTCCCAAGCCGGTCCCGCAGATCATGGATGATCTGCAGGGACTCGGTGATGGTGCGGAAGGCGGAACCGAGCGCTTCACTGGTCCGTCCATCGGCGTCGGCTTCGGTGACGCGGATGGCGGCGGCGGCTGCCTTCTGATCAGAGCGCGTGCGCCATCGCTTGACGAGTTCGACGCCTACGAGTGTCGCTAAGGTAGTGCCGCCGCCGATGAGGGTGGTCGCGAGTGCGTTGTCCATGGGGCTACTGGGCCGCGCGAAGGTTCATGCAGGCGACGGTGACGTGGTAGCAGGAGAAGGCCGCCAAGGCCGTCAGGATGCCCGTCACGGCCGTCGCGGCGTCACTGTAGAAGCCCACCCCGGCATAGACCAGCCGGGCTATCGAACTGGTGGCCAGTATCACGATGACCAGCCACAGGGAGAAGAAAAGGGACGACAGGTTTGATCGCCACGGTTCTGGCAGGTGAGCGAGGGTGGTTTTTCGCAGCCCGGACGAAAGGACGAGGGCGTAGGCGAGCGCTCCAGATAGGGCGAGCGTTGTGAGCCCCAGAACGACATTCATCAGCACTAAAAACATGGAGCGCCCCCGGACCCTATCATCGACAGGGATTAGGGAGATTCGCCCCGTCTGGTTAGCGCCGGTTGGCTGTTGCTTTCTGGCGTTTCAGGTAGCGGTAGGCCAGCACCATGCCCCAGATCAGCAGGCCGCACATGGCCAGCGGGATGCCCGCGAACACGATGATGCCGACTGCGTAGCCGAAGACGTAGCCCATGGAGGGCAGCAGGGAGATGATCAGGACGGCCAGTACGAGCCCGGCGGCGATTTGAAGCACGAGTTTCATGGGTGGGTCTCCAGTGATGACAGGTAAGCCGGACGCGCGCTGGCGGCTCGATCAAGCAGGTCAATCCGCCCCTCGTGGCGCATGATAGAGTCTCGCACGGTTGTCTCGCTCCGGCCGCCGATGATGCGGCCGATATGGCTGTAGCTGTACTCGTGCGAAAAGGGCTTTTCCTGCCGCTGGTGCAGCATCCAGCAGACGGCATCTCTGGCGGCCCTTGTTGTCGGTCTCCGATCAGGGCCCGTCACGTCAGCCCACGACACGCCGTAGGCCGCCAAGGTGCGAGCGCAGAGGTATTCGTAATCATCGGTCATGTCGGCGGGGGCCCTGCATAAGGGGTGTTGAGGGCGTGGCGCACGACGTTGCGCAGCACACCGTGACGCGGGCAGAAGTGGAAGCGGTCACCGTTTTTGACGGTCTTGCCGTTGCACTTGGGGCAGGTGGCCATGTGAAGGGGTCCGTGAGGAAAGGCTTAAGGGGGGCAGGCCTTCGTTCTGGAAGTCCTTTGGCCCGCCCCCCCGTCACCTTGTTGTATGGTACAACAGTAGCGCGGCGGATGCCGCGCTAGACCGTCTCGCTCCCATAGGACTCAGAACACTGGGTCACTCGACGGATGGGGTGAGGGGCTAGGCCCCGTGCGTTTGGCCAGACTGGGCGCCGCCGCGCTTCTCCGGCTCGAAACCGGAGGGCGTCGGCGCGGCCGGGCCAGCGATGTGAAAGTTCTTGAGAACGTCCGGGTCCACGTTGGCGAAAAGTTTGTTGGCCAGTTCGGCCTCGCGGTGAGCCCGGTCGGCCTCGGCAACGGTGTCCATCATGCCCGCCTCGGCGGAGACGATGGCCTCGTACTGGGCCAGATCGACCTTGGCGACAATCCAGCGCATCTGCTCCGGCGAGTCGAAGTCAACGTGCAGGTCGACTTCCTCGACGCGGCCGACGGTGAAGCCCCAGCGGCTGTCGGTGGGAATGAGAACGAAGTCCTTGGTCTTCACGTCCGGGTCCACGGTCTTGAAGGACTTGACGTCCTTGCCGATGGTGGTGCCGGTGGCGTTGGTAGCCTTGTCGTAGGCGACGCTGATGCAGCGCACGTCCTTGCGAACGAGGAAGATGGCGGTGGACTTGTTCATGGGGTGGGGCCTTTCTGTGAAGTAGCTAGAGCATGGATATGTCAGGGGGCTGACAAGGTGTCAACCGGGTTTTTTGCCTCGCTTCTCCCGTTCCTTGATGCCAGCGAAGGCTTCCAGATATGGCCCGGCATGCGTCTGGGCGCCCTCCAGCAGGGCGTCGGCTCCCTTGTGGAAGGTGTCGCCCTGCTGCTGCATCACCTGCGCCAGCCCGGCGAGGCCGCGCCAGCCATTGAGGATGCCAGTCTCGGTGATCACCTTGATCAGGGCGCCGACCTCGCGCGGGTCCGCTCCACTCCATCCGCCATAGCGGTTCTGCTTGAACGTCAGGCCCAGTTCCGCCTCCAGATCGGCCACGATGCTCTCGGCGGCTGTCCGGCGCCCGGCGGCTTCCTTGATGCCTTCTTCGATCTGCTTGGCGATGGCGGCGCGCTCGGTGGTCAGCGCTTCGGCGGCGAGGGCCTGTGCAGCCACCTCGGCTCCCGTATGGGCCCGGCGCATCAGGCTGGCGAGGAACGCCCTGTCGCAGGGCTGCGCAGGCGTCACGCTGGCCTCGCGCAGGGTCTTCCAGCGCTTGCCGTCGAACTCACGGACGCCCCACGTCGCGGGCACCTCTGCCAGATCGTGGATGACGCCCGGGGCGACGTGCAGCCACCACCGATCACAGAAGGCGGCCAGAGCCTCGGCCTTGGACGGGTCGGCGGCTTCGCGCTTCCAGTCAGACCGGCTCACCTTGATCTCGACGCCGTGCAGTTCGAGCCCGCGCGACGGCCAGAGCGACATGATCATGGCGTCGGCATAGCGCGGCCTGTTGGAGAAGCCCGTCTGGGGCGCCACCTCCCAGAGGATGGCGTACTCGGGCGCGGCCCACGTCTTGCGCATGGCCGCCTTGATATCGGTGGCGGTGATCTTCGCCTTGCCGGGCTTCGGCTCGAACAGTTCGGTCACGCGACTTCCTCGGGAAAAACGGTTCGCAGCATCTCGCGCTGCATCTTCTCCAGAATGGACCACAGGCGGCCCTCCGGGTTGTTCATCTCCACCATTCTGATCGAGTCGACCGCGTACCAGCGCACCAGATCACGGCCGTCCCAGCGGCCCTCGACGGACAGGATGCGGGCGTCCCGGAACGCTCCGTCGCGAGAGGACCACCGGAACGTCAACATGAACTCGTCCTCGGCCGCTTTTCTGATCTCGCGGTCCCGGTCCCGTTCCTTGATCAGGTCGGTGTGCGGCTCCGACATGAACCGGCGATGGAACTCGTCCGGGGTCATGGCTTGCCATCTCCGTGGATGACCACAAACAGGGTCATCATGTCCCGGGGGTTGTGGCAGAACTCCACGTCATAGATGCGGCCGGTTCTGGGGCCTCCGGCAGCGTTCCAGATCACCTCCCGACCGATGGCAGGCGTGTCGGAGGTGTGCACCATAAAGGAGACGCGGCGAACGCTTGCCGGTTCGTCTACCATGGGCCACGGAAGGAACGACCAGCGGCGCACCTTGTGCGGCTTCATACCGGTGAAGGTGCTGGAGTGGAGGCGGTGGCCCCAGCGTCCATCGCGGAAGTCGATCGGCGTGGACGTGTTTTCAGGGCAGATGCGAAGCGTGGTCATGTCGGGGGAGTCTCGATGAGGAGGGCGCGGGCTTCGGCGTCGGCGGCGAACTTGGCCGCTTTCAGTTTCTCAACCAGCGTGGCGCGGTACTCGGCGGCGAGGCCCAGCCGCTCGGTCATAATCCAGTCAGCGCAGAACCTGCTGAACCCCTGATTGGCGCCGCCGTTGACGTAGGTCGGGGCGTCGTAGGTGCTGGCTTGGGGGTGCTTTGTCGCGGCCGTGATGCTGGCCTCGGTGGTCACCCTGAAAGTCCGGGGCGCATCGCCCTGCAGCCGCTTCGTGAAGGCATCGAACGTGTCCAGCGCCAGCTTGGCGGCCCGGTAGCGATCGAGCGCGGTGGGGGCAGAGGCGGTCATCAGCGGGCGCTCGCGACGCGCTTGATGCGAACGTCCGACTCCTCGGCCTGCGAACGATCAGGCCGGAAGCAGTGATGCTCGGTCAGGTCGTTGACGCGGGTGCGGACCTCGCGCTTGGCGTGGGCCACGGTGATGCCGGGCCGGAGCGACACGGCGATGGTGAGGAAGACCACCTTGCGGCGCGGCTTCGCTTTTTTGGGTGTGGGCATGTCAGGTCTCCGTGAAGGGGGATAGCTAGAGTGTGGTATGTCAGGCGTCTGATACGGCGTCAAGGACGAAAAAGGCCCCCGGGGTGAGCCGGGGGCCAGATCATCACTCAACCAACGTCCATTGGGCCTTGTGAATCCGATAGGTGCGGGTGTGCTTTGGGGTTCTCCCGATCAGCGAGTCCAGTGGGTTTGGCCCAAGCATTCTCTTGCGGTCGGCTTCTATAGCTTCCCGTGCTTTCTCAATAGTCAGGTAACCGCCGACGCGGTGTCTTGACGGTTTTGGGCTTCCGGGGAAGTTACTCACCACGCAGATCACGTTGAATGGCGGCGGGTTGCGGTCAATCATCTGTTGAAGGGATTCCATATTCTCTCTCACAATGTCAAAGAACAGTCGCTGGCCTGATTAGCCAGTGATGCTATTATAACACACCTTGAGATATATTGCAACCCTGATATTTTAGGCGGTAAAGCGCAGGCGCTCCGGCGAGGGCCGTACATGCTCCAGCAGCCGCCGACCGATGAACTCGGTGTAGGCCGGAGGGACTGCCTCGCTCATCCCCTTCATCGTCGCCCACGGCATGCCCATCAGTTCGCGGGCCAGCGCCTGCCGGTCCTCCCCGGGGAAGTCCACGGTGCGGCCGGTCTTGCCGCCGGTGCGGTTGTCGCCGCCCCGGGCGCGCAGGTGGCCGCCATAGACGTTCGCGATCGGGTGGATGCCCCGGTCATGATCATGGGGCGCGGTGAGCCCCCAGTTCGTCTCGAACAGCCGCTCCCTCGACAGCACGAACGTCTCGAACTTGCTGGTCATCATCCGACAGCCGAACATCGTGCCGAACAGCGACACCGGGTCGATCAGGTGCGGCCGGACGGCGCGCACGTTCTCGATGATGTAGGGCTTGCCGCTGGCCTGCAGCAGCTTGCGGGTCTGGGGAATGAGGTTGACGTGCCGGTGGCGGGCTTCCTCGGGCGTGATCTCGCTGCCGAACTGGCAGGGCGGGCTGGCATGGATGGCGTCGGCCATGGCCAGCAGGCGCGGGTCGATGCCCAGCACGTCCATGCGCAGGTACGGCCCGGCCGGGTAGCGCTTCATCAGGGGCGCCGTGTCCACGCCGATGACGCGCCAGCCCGCGCGGCGGTAGCCTTCACCGGCGCCGCCCTCGCCACAGAACAGGTCGATGATCAGGGGCGCGGTCACCAGCGGATATCCGACGACAGCAGTTCGCGGCCGCCGAAGCGAGGCGACACCTGCCCGGCCGCCACGGCGATCGGCAGGGCGGACTCTCGATCAAGGAACCGACCTGCCGAAGTCCAGAAACCCTCCTCCTCGTAGTGACGGACGGTCTTGTATGGGCTCGGGTCGCCGATGCTGGCGCGCAGTTCGGCGTGGGACTTGAAGCCGTGGTGCGTCTCGCCCTCGTAGATGAAGGCGACAGACACCAGCCGCTCGCCGGTGAACTTCGCTGGCGTGGCGGTCACCAGTTTGCCCTTGCGGGCCATCCGCTCCTGATGCCGTCTCATCTGCCGGGTAGCGCTCATGCTTCTCGCTCCTGTAGTGCCCGCAACGCCCGCCAAGGGTCGCTGCTAGGGCCGTGATCGGGTTCGTCCAGCGCCACCTCGTAGCGCTGGATAATGGACCGGACGCGGGCCTGCCGCCTCCGCTTTCGAGCCTTCGGCGCCGCCTGCCCGCGCGGGGGCACGAGGCCTTGCGTCTCCATCCATCCGGTCACCTGCTGGCGCACGTTCGTAAGCTGGTGGTCCCTATTCAGGGGACTGCTGCTGATCGGGAACTTGTGGTGGCCGCCGTTGTGATCGACGTGGACGGCGAGGTGCTTCCCGCCCGACTCGGCCCGACAGGTGATGCCGTGGGGCTCCAGCAGGGACCGAATGATATCGACGGCTTCCCTCTCGCACCGCTTCATTGCGGTCTCTCCTGATATGCGGCCCAAGCGTTCCACAGGGCCTCGTTGTCGTTTGCGCCGGTGCCGGTGGCGCCGTCGCCCGGGTAGCTGCAGATCACCGTCAGGCGGGCCCGGTGTTGGCCCTCGTGGGTGTAAGCCTCCCAGAGGAAGTCCCGCTCACCGTCGGTGGCGTACCAGCGCGATACGCGGCTGGTCACCGTTTCAGGCTCCGTTTGTCGCGGCCAAGTCCGTCGTTCACGTCGCGACCTGATTGGTTGACGAGGGTTTCATAGGCATTGCGCCAATAGGCGGCGTCCGCCCGGAGTTTTTCAACGCCCGACGCCCGGTCAATGGCCTCCCATGCTCCAAAGCCACAATACGAAAACGGATGCCGCGATCTGTAGGGCGGCTAGACGGTTCCAGCCCGCGTCCTTGCCCCGCCCTCGCACAAAGCAATAGACCGCCAGCAAGGCGTTTGGAGCCGCGAACAGGATGGCTATGTCGGGGGTGGTCATGCCAGCACCGGCCAGAACAGGGCAATGATGGCGGCGACGGCGGCGGCACCGATCAGGAAACCGGTGATGGGGTGTCCATGAGAGCCCCGCGAGGTGCTGATAAGGACGGCGGGCCGCCTGTTGCCGAACCGCCCGGTCTCGTTTCCAACGATCGGGGTGTGGTTCAGGTTCTCGGCCCTGCCCATGATGGTGTGAGGTGATGATCGACGCATGGTGTTCTCTCCCAAGAGTGAGCGGCCAGCATGGCACGCTCTAGCTGTTACGACAAGGAATCCATCAGCATTCGGATGGATGCGGGCGGCTGCTGCTGCGTCTCGATCAGATCGTTGAGCAGCCACAGGCGGCGGCGGCCCTCCGACGTGAGCCGGACAATGCACGCGCCGCTGGCGCGGCCGAACGCAGCCGGGTGAGCCTGCAGCCATGGGCGGCATGTGCGCGGCTCGGTCTTCACGTCGGCGCCTTGCTCGGTGAAGCGGACCCGGTCGTCGGCGCGAAAGTCGATGCGGTGCACCGGCATCTCAAACATGGCTTCATCAATCGGCAGCGCGTCCGTGACCGACGGCAGGGGCTTGCGCTTGCGGAAGACCATCACCGGCGCGGGCACGCCCGTGTAGGGCTGCTTATCCGTGCCGAGGAACTGCTTAAGCAGCATGAACTGGTCGACCGGGGGGAGTTCGTTCAGGGTGTCCATCAGTAGGTCTCCTTTTCGTCGGCGGTTTCCAAGCCGAGAGCGATGCGCGCGGTGCGGCGCGGGTCATTGTCACCGGCGGCGATGGCCTCCAGCGCGGCTTTGAAGGTGGGTGCGAGGGCGCCCAGTTTGCGGGCCTCGTAGGCTGCTGCGGACTTCGCCCGATCGGCAGCCCACTTCGCCTCCTGTACCGCGTCTCGCTTCGCGACAGCAGGGCTGGAGTGGAAGGTGCAGTAGTCGCGGTCGCCATCCGGCGTCGTTTCAGTCACGGCGGCGATCTTGCCGCACCGATGGCCGCGAACATCGGCCCGATCGCTGGAGAACACATGCACGCAGCAGGCGCGGCCTCGGATGCCATCCCAGTGGAACGGCTCCCGGCTCAAGTCCTTGGACATTCCGGTCTTTGCCGTGCGCTCGCCGCCGTGGGGCAGCACTATCGCCATCGCCTGTTCAAGGGTGAGTGCGGTTTTGGAGCCCCGGGCCATCAGTCGGCACCCTCAATCGAGCGCTTGCAGGCCTCCAGCGTGCGGAAGTCCGCGCCGCGCGAGGTGCTGCCCTTGGGCTGGTAGTGGAACCCGGAGGCGTCGCCCCGGATGGTGCCTACGCGGCGGCCGTCAAGGTGCACGGCGAGGCGGCACCACGTTTGATGCGCGAGGCGCTTGTAGGTGATCATGTCGTTTCGCTCCCAAGCGATAGCTAAACTATGGGAGCAATATATATCAGCTTGCCAACATAGCAAGCGGCGATATGGCCTAGACCGGCTTTTTCTTTTTCCCGGCTCCGGCGAGGCCTCCCTTGCGGCCGGAAGTCTCGGCCAGCGCGCGGTCGCGCGAGAACGAACGCTTCTCGTCCGGCACTGAACGGCCGCCCTTGGCTGCGATCTCGGCTATGCGCTCGGGCGACATGCAGGCGAAACCACGGCGGGCCTTGGGCTTGGCGGAGTCAATCACGGAACAACCTCATGCGGTGTGCAGGGGGCCATCCATAGCATAGCTAACCAGAATGGACAGCCCCCGGCTCCGCTATACCGGCTCCGGCTGCTCCGGCGGCTCCACGCCGTCGTCATCGGTGCGGTCCACGTCGGGCAGCGGGCGCTCCGGCCGGGTGGACTGGGCTTCCTTCCAGCCCGGGACCGGCCAATAGATGCGACCGTCCATGATAGCCGCCTCCAGCCGCTCCTGCAGGGCAGCCGTCGTCTGGTCGCCGTACACCTGCAGGAGGGCGTTGTGGGTAGCCTCCAGAGCCCTTCGCGTGGGCCCAGAGGGAGACAGCAGCCACACCCGGTTGGCCCAGCAGTACCTCTGCGCCATGCCGATATCGACGCCACAGGCCACGGCGGCGCCCGCGACGGGGTAGGAGGTGCTTTCAGGGGCGGGGTTCATCGGCGCACCTCGAACGGCAGGGGGGTGGTGGCGCTGGCCACGATGGCATCAATCGCCACGCGGGTTTCAGTGGTCATAGCCTTGAGCCCGACGGCCTGATTCATGTCCTCCGCTGCCTGCAGGGCCCGAAGGATGGCCAGCATGCCCGGGGCGGAGCGCCAGAGCGCTCCGTCCACCGGCGGCTCGGTCTTGATAATCTCGCGCCAGATGGCCCGCTTGCCGTCAGGCCAGATGGCGAAGATGGCGCCGGTGGACACGCCAGCCGTCTCGGCGATCAGGCGGATGCCGCCGCCCTCCCAGCCTTTGGCGTCGAACACGGCCTTGGCGGCCGCCTCGATCTTCGCCCGGGTGGCGGCGCGCTTGGCGTCTCGAATGGGGGTGTTGGCCATGATCAGGCTCCCAGTTTCGCGAGGGCGGCGCTGCAGCGGTTGCGCAGGGCTTCGGCGTCGGCGGCGAGGTCCATGTGACGGGCCATCAGCTTGTTGGCGTCGGCCTCCATGGCTTTCAGATCGCGCACGGTCTGCTCCGCCGCTTCGTTCACGTCGGGTCCGAAGAACTGGGCACGAACGTGGGCGACGAGGCCGCGCGGCACGTCCAGTTCCTCGGCCGCCTTGCGATCGGAGCCGTCGCCACGGTAGCGGCGCACGCCGTCGTATTTGTCGTCCAGATAGTCCAGCACCTTGCGGCGCTTGGCGTTGTATTCGGGTGCGGTCCAGTCGTGATCGACTGCGCCGGGGGCGGCCTGCGTTGGGGTGTCGGGCATTGGTGTTTCCTGTGAAGGGGGAAGGGAAGGGATGGTGGCGATTGTCTGGGGTTCTTTACGCAGGGGCTTCCAGCCCATGGTGCCGTCGGCTTCGGTGAAGGTGTCGAAGTCCACCCCCTCGATCACGTCGGGCCCGAGGGCGGCAACGGCCGACTCCCGCACCACGATGATGGAGCCGCCCTGAATGGTGGGCTTCCAGCCAGTTTGGCGCGTGCGGTGACCGCCATGATTGCGCTTCACCCTCACGTCTGTGCCCGGGGGTGGGTCGAACATGGGCTGGTCGACCACCATCACGCGGCGGCGCGGCACCACCGGCTGCAGTTCCAGTTCGGGCTGCTTCGGCGGCTCGCGGCGCGTGACGTGCCCCAGCACCTCCAGCTTGGCGGCGGCCTCGACAGCATCCATGATGCCTCCAACCGGGTCCGCCATGGCGAGAACCCCGGCAGCCTTGGCCACCTTGCCCGCGTCGATCACCACCACCTTGGCGGGCGGAATGGTGCCTTCGCGGCGGCCGATCGCGACATAGGCCGCCTTGCGCTGACGCCGGTCCTTGTTGGCCATATCCATGGCGCCGGGGACGCGGGAGTGTTCAGGGCAGCGGTCCTTGCTCCGCCGCGCGCCGATCTCCCAGCCGCGCTGCCGGAACTTCTGAGCGACAGCCGGAGGGGGCATGCCTCTGCCCGTGTTGTCGCGCATGTCCTCGGTCTTTCCGCACACAGAGCATTTGGCGATTCTGACGCTCCACTGGTCGTTGCCCAAGCGGCGCGTTCCATACTCGAACTGATCGCTCGCCGCGCTCACGACAGCACCGCCCAGAACAGGGCGACGACGCCGAAGATGACGAGCGCCTGTAGTGGGGCCCATGCGAGGGATGGCGCAGCGGTGCCGCGCCGGGTAGGTTCCTGTGTCATTGTTCGCCTCCCAAGCGATCTAGTAGCTAGAGCATTGGGTTAAGCGAGCGCTGTTCTGGCGTCAAGGGGAAATATCATGAACCTGACATTTTCTCGCCTCGGCACCCACGATCACGCCGTGGCCAAGGTGAAGCCGGAAGACCTGTCGCTGGCCGAGAAGCTGGCCGAGAAGTTCGAGCCCCAGATTGCCAAGGCCGTCCTCGACCTGCTGGATAGCCACGCCGATCTGCTGGACATGGATGCCCTGTTGGAGGCGCTGATCTCGGGCCAGAGCGACAAGGTTCTGGCCGTCGTGGGAGCGGCGGCCGATCAGGCCGAGGCCCTGATGGCGGGCAAGATGAAGGATGCCCTGCAGGATGCCCTTTGGGCCGCTGGAGCGGGTGCGCTGGCGCAACCCGGCACACCGCCCATCCTGAACCGTGCGGAGTTTCACTTCGACCGCATCAATCCGGCCCTGACACGTTGGCTGCAGGAGTACGACCTTGGCCTCATCAAGCAGATCAGCGGCACGACGCGCGAGACCATCCGTGATGTGCTGGTGGAGAACATGCGCCTCGGTCAGGGGCCCATTAAGCAGGCCGTCAAAATCCGAGACGCCATCGGCCTCACCACCCGGCAAGCCAACGCGGTCGGGAACTTCCGAAAAGAACTAGAGACGTTCCACCTGAAACGGTCCACGGCAAGCTGGGGTCTTGGGCAGCAGATCGACAGGGTGAACGGGCGGCAGGTGTTCAAGCCGGGCGCCGACGGCGACCCCACGGACGGCATCCTGAACCGGCGCCTGCGCGACTTCCGGTACGACGCCGCGCTGGCCAAGGCGCAGGCCACGAGGAAGCCTCTGACGCCCGCCCAGATCGACAAGATGGTGGCGGGCTACAAGCGCAAATACCTGCAGTTCCGGTCCCGCACGATCGCCCGCACCGAAAGCCTGCGCGCCACCAACATGGGGATTCAGGAGGCTTTCAGGCAGGCGATCGAGAAGGGCCTGCTGTCGGAAGACCTCGTCCGTCGCCAGTGGATTGTCGCCAAGGACGAGCGCCTGTGCGAGGTGTGCGCTCCGGTCCCCGGGATGAACCCGGAACAGGGCGTGAAGTTCGCGCAGCCCTTCGCCACGCCGGTCGGCCCGGTGATGATGCCGCCCATCCACCCGAACTGCCGGTGCACCCAGTTCATCCGCACGATCGAGCCGCCGAAGCCCGTCAGTCCAGCTTGAGGCCCTTGGCGTAAACGGCACTGGCCAGACGGGTGAGGAAGTGGGACGCTGCCCTGAACGCGGCGGCGGTGATCGGCGACATGCAGTCCTCGGCCTCCTCGCCCAACGCACGCGCGAGGCCGGTGAGGCGACGGTAGGCTGTCAAGTCGTCCGTGCTTCGCATAGGCTCGCGGCCGGGAATCAGGGGGCCACCATGGCAGACGGCGAAGACCTCGGACAGCGCATTGCCACCCTGATGGCCCGGGTTGAGGAGAGTGTTGCCAAGGTCCGTGACCCGCGCGATGGCGACGGCGACGGCAAGATCAATGACGGCAAGCCGAACGAGGGCCCGGCCCTTGGTGCGGTCCAGAAGCCCGGCGGCCATGGTAGCGAGGGCAAAGCCATGGCGGCCGTGGGGTTCATCGGGAACAAGACCGACCCCGCCAAGGTTATGCCGGGTGAACCGCACCCCACGGTCGTCAGGGATATCGGGCAGGAAGCTGCCGAAGCGGTGTGGGCGAAGATCGTGGACAAGGCCCCGGCAGCCGAACTGATGGCCGCGCTGGAACCGGCGGCCCAGAAGATGCGGGCCATCACGCCGACGATCACCCCTGACATGACCGGCGAGCAAATAGACGCCTTCATTGAGGGGCGCACCTACGAGGGTGGCAAGAGCCCCGCCAAGACCGTTCGCGGCCTGATCGACACGGCCAAGTCCTACGCCAAGGGCCCGCTCTCCTACGACCGGAAAATGACGATCGTGGTTGGCCCCCCGGCTGCCGGGAAGTCCACCGTGGCGGAACTGCTGGCGCAGGAACAGGGCGCGGCGATCTGGGATAGCGATGACGCCAAAAAGGTGGTGCCGGGCTTCGCGGGCGGCCTCGGTGCGGCGGCCGTGCACGAGGAGTCCAAGGTTCTAAGCGAGATCGTGGGCGCGGAACTGCGCGCCAGCGGCGTGAACCTGATCTATCCCGTCGTCGGTCACAACGCGAAAAAACTGTCGGGGCAGATTGACGACTTCCAAGCCGAGGGCTATACGGTCGAGCTGTTGCACGTCATGGTGACCCCTGACGAAGCTGCGCGCCGCATGGCCGCCCGATACCTGAAAACGGGGCGGCTCATTGACCCCGGCTACTTCGAGTCTATCGGCGACAAGCCGATGACCACCTACAAAACCATCAAGGGAGAGGCTGACGGCTATGCCGAAATCGACGCCAATGGACCCCAAGGGGCCGAACAAGTCACCGAATCTGTCAAGGCCAGCCACCGGTCTCTCGTGGCTGGACGGCCCCTACGGCCCGGCGGCGGAGGCGAGGCAGGAGGCCTACGCCAAGCGGGTTCGGGAGGGCAAAATCTCTCTGGCGACGCTGGAGGCGGCGGAAGCCCTCAAGGCGTAGAGGACACCCCCGACGCCAAGGTATTTTTCGAGGTTGCGCCAGACCCGAACGATGCGGGCCTGACGGCTCGCTGGAACGCTCTGGACGACGCCGCCAAGTTCGAGATCAGCGAGTCTGTCTCCGCCGATCTGGTGCCCAAGGCGCTGGCCGCCGTCGGCAGCAGGGGGGAGTTCTCGGAGCAGATCGGCGGGTATCTGGGCGCCACGAACCCCAGTCTGTCGGTTCGCGTCGATGACCCGGCCAAGGCCATCGAACTCTCCAAGGTTCTGGGCTTCGCGCTGTCACAGGACAGCATGATGGTGGTGTCGGAAACCGCTGCAGAGGGTATGGACCCGGTCGGCATTGTCACGATCGAACTGCCCGAGGGTGAGCGCGATCTGGCCTCGGTGTCGGCCCTGTATGACCGCCTCTGGGCGATCAAGGGCGAAGATGGTGAGCCCCTGATTGGCGGTCACTCTACTGCCGACGGGCAGATGATCGTGCTGAACTACAGCGGCGTTCCGACGGAAAAGCTGGCGGACTTGATCGACGCGCAGCTTGAGCGTAAGTACGACCTCTCGACCGACGAGGCCTACTCGGCCTTCCCTGACAAAAAGGAATACGACTATGCCAGTGGTGCCACGGAAGGGCCCCCATCCGTTCGCGAAGCCGCTGGTCGTCTTCGGGGTGAAGCGGCCGCCCTCGTCGCAAAATACCTCGCCGACGCCGAAGGCCGAAAAGCCCGCCGCAAAGGCGTAGGCGTCACGAAGGCCATGCCCGGCACCCTGCGTGCCGACATGGCGGCCTTCGCTGCTGCCCTGCGGGCGGCCGAGGCCAAGCCCGCCGGGCCGCTGCAGGCCGTAGCCAAGGGCATCAAGGGCTTTTGGCGCTCGTGGATGCACCCTCGGGCGCCGAAGGGCAGCCCTGATGGCGGCAAGTTCCAACCGAAGCACGGCTCTGACGCCAAGCCTGTGCCGAAGGTGACGTGGCAGCATGATCTGCCATTCCCGGGCGCAAAGGGCTCCAGTCCATTCGATAGCCACAAGGTGGACGGGCCGAGGAAGGGCCCGAAGTGGACCGGAAAGCTGGACACCGGATATGCCAAAGAGGCTCCGCTGCCGAAGGGTGCGGTCAAGCACCCTGACGTGGACAATCACGGCGACCCGGTCTGGGTGAGATACCCGAGCAAGGCCAGCCCGTCGGTCGTCTGGGATGACGCCGAGGCCACGGCGACGTTCACTCCGGGCAGCCTCGCGCCCGAGGTGATTCAGGGCATCCCGACGAAGCTGGCCTACAAGCCGCCCCAGACGGCGGCGGAGTGGGCCAAGGTGCCCGGCCAGAACCCCGAGGTGGAGAAGCTGCTGCCCGAACTGACGGCTCCCAAGGGGCAGGCGATCGGCGCGGGCGTCATCATTCAGGAGGAGGACGGCCGGGTCTGGATTGTCAGCCCCACGAACGGCTACGGCGGCTATCGCCAGACGTTCCCGAAGGGCACCTACGAGGACGACGTGCCGAGCCTGCAGGCGAACGCGATCAAGGAAGCGTTCGAGGAGTCAGGTCTGCAGGTCGAGATCACCGGTGTGCTGGGCGACTTCAAGCGCACCACCTCGGTCGCCCGGTTCTATCTGGCCAAGCGCGTGGGCGGCAGCCCGGCCCACATGGGCTGGGAGTCGCAGGCCGTCCGGCTGGCGCCGGTGGCGACGCTGCGCCAGTGGCTGAACAACGGCTTCATTGACCACCCGATCGTGGACGCGCTGGAAGACCTCACCGGCGAGTGGACCCGCAAAAAGTTTGACGAGAGCAAGGTTGACCGCTGGCCCAAGGGCACGCCGCTGGGCGGCCAGTTCAAGGACCAAGGTGGTGGTTCCGGTGGCTACCCGGCGCCGCCCAAGATTGGCTGGAAAAAGGACGGCTCTGGCCCGGGCGCGAACGCGACCTACTACAACCAGATGAAGGCGGTCTTTGAGGCGGCCATGAAGGGCGATATTGCCCCGGCTGCAGCACTCTACAAAAAGAACTTCGCGATCATGGATGCCTTCAATCCGAACGTGAAGACGAACTCCCACACGAAGTGGAAGGCGCAGGTCGGCCAGTACGCCATGGAACTGATGTTCGTGTGGCAGGGCAAGGGCATGGCGGCCCAGTCGGCCAAGGTGATCGACGGCAAGCTGGGGCCCATCAAGATCATTGATGACTGGACATTGATTGGAGAGAAGTCCGGCGGAACCGCGCCCGGCGGCCTCTACAAGGACGCCGACGGCCAGAAGTGGCTGGTGAAGGGCAATCTGCAGGGCAAGGACGACGCCCGGGCCCGCAATGAGGTGCTGGCGTCCAAGCTGATGCAGGCGGCTGGAATCCCCGCGCCTGAATACAAGCTGGTCGACCTCGGCAATATGTACGGTGGCGGCCTCGGCGTGGCGACGAAGTGGGAGGACGGCCTGAAAAAGGTGACCTCTGCGTGGGATAAATCCAAGGCTCGACAACAGTTTGCGGTCCATGCGTGGCTGGGGAACTGGGACGTGGTCGGCGTGGGTGGCGACAACATGCTGGTGCGGCCGAACGGCGAGGTGGTGAACATCGACCCGGGCGGAGCCCTGCTCTACCGCGCACAGGGCAAGGCCAAGACGGCCATGGAGTTCGACGCTGGCGCGAAGGACTGGGACACGATGCGTGACCCGGCCAAAAACGCCGACGCGGCAGGCATGTTCGGCGGCATGAACGCCACCGGCCTGCAGGACTCGGCCGAAGCCCTCAAGGCCATGACCGACGAGAAGATCACCTCTCTGGTGGACGCCTACTGGGTGGATGACGGCCAGAACACGAAGCAGAAGCTGGCCTCGAAACTGATGGCCCGGCGGGACGCTATCCTCGCCAAGGCCAACCTCGCCCCGATGAACCTTCCGGCGTCCAGCGACGCGCCGAAAACGAAGCCTGCCAACACCGGCCTGTTCGCCGTGCTGCCGCCCAAGGGTATCTCGCCCGGCGGCAAGGCGGCCGAGTCTCTGAAGACCATCCTTGGTGACGCTGCCACCATGGGCGAGCCCAAAAAGGCCCAAGTGCAGATGCTTGGCATGACCACCAATGTGTGGCTGACGAACGCCATGAACACCGACGGGAAGACGAAGTGGGATGCCATGAAGGTGGCGGTCTACTATGGCCAGCTTTCGGCTTTCCACAACGGTGAAGGACCGGGTGTTATTGCGGAGGTGCCGACCGCCATGGCGAAGTATCTCTACACCGCCGAGGCCTTTGAGGAGGCCAACAGCAAGTTCGGCGACGGGAAGTCCGGCTTGACGGCAGCGTGGGTGACCGGCCAATCGGCCAGCGGCGTCACCACGATGGCGGCTGGCGTCTCGCTGGCCAGCACTCCTGCCGCACCTGATACCCCGGTCCCGGCGTCGGAATACCCCGAGATCACCGACATGAAGTCGGCCGATGATTATGCCGAACTGGCCATAATGGATGCGCAGGACGGCCTGATGCCGAGCGCGCCCAAGGGCCCGGGCATGATGGGCAACACGGACGACGTGAAGTGGCTGGAGAAAAAGTACATCGGCGGCTTCCCGCCCGCGTTCCATGTGCACGAGATGCTGCTCAAGGGTGAGGTTTTCACGAGCGCCGACCCGCAACAGACGGCCCTTTCTGGCTACGGCAAGGCGCTGGCCACCTACCACGACGTTCTGGCCGGTGTGACGCCCAAGTGGGGCGACAAGACCGCGATGGACACCAAGCCGAAGGTGACGCTGCAGACCGAGGCCGACAACGAGGCTCTGATCGCGGCGCTGGCCGACGACGCGGTGAAGCCCGCCCTGCCCGACTTCGCGGCCGCCAAGCTGGACGCCTCGAACTCGAACGCGGGCAGCCACAATGCCAAGGTCGACCTGATCGCCAAGCTGGCCAGCGTCGGCAACAAGTCCGGCATCCTTGGCCTGAACTACGGCACCAACACCTATGGCAAAAAGCAGGCCGCGCTGGCGAACAACGCGCTGGCCGCGCTGGGCTCGCGCCATTCCGTGGTTCCGGGGCAGAAGAAACTCTCGCACCCGGCCCTGACGGGCAACAAGGCCAACGCCGAGGCCGTGGAGGGTATCGAGGATGCGGTGGAGATCGTCTCCGCCGCTCCCTCCAAGCCGAAAAAGGTGGTGATCACGAAGGCTGATCTGCCGCCGCCACCCAAGTTCGAGGCGTCGAAAAAGCCGTGGAAAAACGCGGTCAATAAGGAGTCCGTCGCGGCGATCGAGGCGGCCGCCCTTGAGGGCAACCTGACCAAGCTGAAAAACCTGACGTACCCGGAGCATATTGACGATGAAGCCGGGACGCTGACGGGCAAACAACTGCCGTTCTCGGCTCACCCGTCGATGAAGATGCAGGCCTACTGGTCAGACTCGATGAAGGCGGTGGACGACAAGTTCAACCCGCCCAAGCCGCTGGTCCCGGCCAAGACGATCAAAAAGGCCGGTCTGGCGACGATCGCCAAGGCCTTCCCGACCGCGCCCCTGCTGACGACGGTGCAGCAGATGCCCGCCAATCAGCGCGTCGGCTTCTGGATGGCGCTTGGGCAGGTGGACGCCTCCCGAGAAGACCTGCTGCCGACGGCCCCGATCAAGGACACGGTGTCGCCCGCGTTCAAGTCCACTCTGTCGGGTGCCCATGCGAAGTCCGGGCCGCTTTCCAAAGCGTTCATGCGGTCAGTCCAAGGCTCAGGAGCCGTGAACGACGCCTACAATCAGGGCAACAGCAAGTTCAACTTCTACGGCGAGACGCACGATCTGGCGGAGGTAAACAAGGCGCTGCACGCCGATGCTGTGGAACTGCCCGAGGGCTCGACGGTCTACAAATGGCTGCGCATGGAGCCGAACATGCAGGCGTCGCTGATGGCTGCGCCGGTCGGCACCGTGCTGCAGAACCCGGGCAGCGCCTGCAATAGCATGTCGCCGACGAACACCAGCGGCTTCGCTGGGTCCGATCAGTCCAAGCGAGCGCGCGTCGTCTACCGTGCTGCGAAGGGCGCGAAGATGATGCCGACGTGGGGGCGCCCCGACCATGGTGGGTTCGCCGGTGAGCAGGAACTGACCTCCCTGCCCGGGGCGCGCATGGTGCTGCTGGGCGCGAAAAAGGTGAGTGGTCACTTTGAGATCGAGGTGACGCTGCTGCCGCCGCACGAGAACAGCCTGAAAACCAAACTCTAGCTATTTGAGCAGAGAGGGATTACGTTCGCGCCATGACTGATGAAGTGCTCCCCGGCGGCAGCGCCGAAGTTCGGCCCGACATCATCTTCAAAGACCTCGCGGTCCTTGATGGTGAGCGGCCTGCGCTGAACACGATCGAGGGTGTGGATGGTGTGGTGCGAGCGTTCGGTGAGCGGCTGGTGGCCTACCGCCGCAAGTATCTCGAAACAGGCAAGGCGGAGGCCTCCGAGGCCTTTGTTGGAGCCGAGGCCAAGGCCATGGCCGATATCTTCTATGGCCGGAACCCTGACTACGCCACGACGCCATGGAACAGCCCGACCGAGATGGGTTACGGATTCGGAGATCGCGTCGGCATCTCCGGTGAGCCCGAGGAAGTCATGGAGGCTTTCTGGGTGAAGCTGGCAGGCGACATGATCGACCTGATGGTGAAGCACGAAGGCGGCATGGACGACGAGCAGGTTCGGTTTGCTCTGGACGTGATGATTGAGGAGGCGGTCTACGCCCTTCTCGGCTTGCCCCTGTCCGCTGACTAAATCCCGTGCCATAGTCGCCCCCTGAATCGGGGGTCTGTCCCCTGTAGCTTTGGCCGGGGGGCATCGTGGCCGACGACACCGACGACGACGACCTGCACCTCTACTTTGAGATCGAGAAGGCTGCGCCTGACGGTTCGTTCGTGCGCGGCTGGGCCTGCGTCACCTCCGACGAGGGCCGCCCGGTGAACGTGGACTGGGAGGGCGAGGTGTGCCCGATGCCCGTCCTGCGCGCGGCCGTGCACGAATTCATGGCCGGGGAGCGCGTCGCCAAGGTGATGCACGACGGCCAGCAGACAGGCGCGATCGTGGAGTCGGTCATCGTGGATGATGACTTCGCCAAGGCCATGGGTATCACCCACAAAAAGCGCGGTTGGTGGGCGGGCATGGAAGTCCACTGCCCCATCGCCAAGGGCCGCGTCGTGCGTGGCGAACTCAAGGGTTTCAGCCTCGGTGGCCGGGGCAGCTTTCATCCCCCGGTGACGCAATGACCGAGTCTCTCCCCACGAAGATCAAGCGCGTGTTCAAGCGCCTTCGCATCGGCGAACTGTCGCTGGTGGACGAGGCCTGCGTGCCCGGTTCCGACGTTGTGGTGATCAAGGCCCGCAAGGGGGGTCTGTCCGGCGACGGCGAATCGGATGACAACCGGGACCGAAGTGAAGGCCAGAGGCACCCGGGGGGCGCCGAAGTTTCGGAAAACGAACTGATCGAGAAGGGGCTTAAGCCCTATCGCGATCTGATCGCCCAAGCGGAAGCCTCCTCGATCACCGTCTCTGACTTTCTGGTCCAAGGTAACGCCATCGTGGCGAGCCTGCTGGCCGAAGCCGAAACCGGCGGTGACCCGGTTGCGAAATCTGCGGCGAACACCGCCGCGTCGATGGTTATGGAGAGCGTCGTGGACCTCAAGGAACTGAACACCGCCTACGCCGCCCTTGAGGCCCGCGTGGAAGTCCTGAACGGCGAAGCGAACGTGGCCAAGAGCCGCGCCAATGCCGCCGAAGCTGCGCTGGCCGAGGCCAATGCCGCCAAGGAAGCGGCCGTCGCCGCACTCGCTGCTCGTGAAGACGAGATCGCCAAGTCCAAGCCTGCTTTGTCGCAGGCCGAGCAGGACGAGATCGTTCTCAAGGGCCTGCCGGAGCACATGCGTGCCGAGATCGTCACCAACCGCGCCAACGCCGAGGCCCGCGAGATCGAGACCGAGGTGGCCAAGGCTCGCACGCTGGGCCTCACTGAGCCGGAGAAGGTCGGCAAGGCTCTGCGCACCCTGCGCGCCCTTGACGCCGCCTCGCTGGAGATCGTCGAGAAGTCGCTGGCCGCCGCCGCCGCCTCGGGCAACGTCGCCAAGGGGCTGATGAAGTCCTTTGGTGTCGCCACGCCGGACAGTGGTGACGCCACCGACCCGGCCGCCGCGATCGAGGCTGCCGCGCTGGAGATTCGCAAGTCCAAGCCGGACCTGTCGGCCGCCGAGGCCTACGAGGCCGCCTGCGAGGCCAACCCCGCCCTTTATGACCAGTATGTCGCCAAGCGCCGCGTCGGCGCTGCGATGGCGGCCCAGTAACCCCGGCTCCGGCCTCAACTCAGATTTTCAAGGAACGGACCCATGACCACCGCGAACCCCAAGGGCTGCATCACCGTCACCGCGACGGCCGACCTGTCGGCCAAGCAGTACAAGGCCGTCACCAACGCCGGTGCCGTCTGCGGCGCGGGCGCCAAGGCGCTCGGCATCTTGCAGAACAACCCGACCAGCGGGCAGGCGGCCACCGTCTGCACCGAGCACCTGTCCAAGGCTGTCGCGGGTGGCAACATCGCCAAGGACGCCGATCTGATGAGCGACGCCAACGGCGATCTGGTCACGGCGACTGGTTCTGCCGTCTGGGTGATCGCCCGGGCCATGGAATCCGCCGTGGACAATGACATTTTCCAAGTCCTCGTCCTCACCACTGGGGCCAAGCAGCTTCCGACCGTCTAAGTCACCGGGCTCCGGCCTAACTGAAACGTAACCGGGCCTCGGCCCACGATTAGCCCGAAGGGGGGCCACTACAATGAACCCGACTCCCGGTGACGTGCACGTCAACACCCCGCTGTCCAACATCAGCGTCGCCTATATGCAGAAGGCGACGAACTTCGTTGCCGACCGCATCTTCCCGAACATTCCGGTGCAAAAGCAGAGCGATCTGTTCTGGACGTTCAATCAGGGCGACTTCAACCGCGACGAGATGAAGCTGCGGGCGCCCGGCACCGAGTCGGAGGGCGGCGGTTTCCGCGTTGGGACCGACACCTACTACGCACCGGTCTATGCTTTCCACCGGGACATTCACGATGAGGTTCGTGCCAACGCCGACAACGCGCTGGCACCTGACCGCCTCGCCACGATGTTTGTCTCGAACAAGGCGCTGATCAAGCGTGAAAAGCTGTTCGTCACCCAGTTCTTCGCCACCGGCATCTGGGGCTTCGAGCGGGCCGGTGTCGCCTCCGGCGTTGACGGCACCGAGTTCCTTCGCTGGGACGACGCCGCCTCGACTCCGATCGAGGACGTGCGCCGCGCCAAGCGCGAGATGATGGAGCAGACCGGCTTCGAGCCCAACGTGCTGGTGCTGGGCCGCCCCGTCTATGACGCGCTGCTCGACCACCCCGACGTGATCGACCGCGTGAAGTACGGCCAGACCCCGGGCGCTCCGGCGATGGCCACCCGGGAGGCGCTGGCCCGCCTGTTCGAGATCGAGAAGATCGAGGTGATGAACGCGGTGGAAAACACCGCCAAGGAAGGCCAGACGGCCGTCCATGCGTTCATCGGCGGCAAGCACGCCATGTTCGCCTACGCCGCGCCCGAGCCGGGCAACGAAACGGCCTCGGCGGGCTACACCTTCTCGTGGACGGGCCACCTCGGCGCCGGTGCGATGGGCGGCCGCATCCGCTCCTTCCGCATGGAAGCCTTGAAGTCCGACCGTGTCGAGATCGAGATGGCCTTCGTGCAGAAGCTGATCGGCACCAAGCTGGGCTATTTCTTCAAGGACGCCGTTTCGTAAGGCGACACCGGACGAGAACCGTGACAGTTTGCGGCGGGGGGCCACGAGTCCCCCGCCGTTTTCTTTAGGAGGAGAGCGCCCATGCGCCACCTGATCGACAACCTTCCGTTCAGTTCACAGTACAGCTTTTCGTGCTGGCGTGCCTTCAAGTATGAGGGTGTCCAGTACCAGAGCGGCGACCCGTTTCCGGCCGAGGGAGTCGAGAAGCCCTCTGCTGCCATGCTGCAAAAGCTGTATCGCCAGAAGTCGATCGTGGTGGCCGAGGCTCCGGCGCAGGAGGCTGTTCAGGGGGCCGCCAAGGTGCAGACCAAAGGCGAGCGCAAGGCCGCTGAAAAGGCAGCGCAGGAGGCCCGCAAGGCCGCCGAGGCCGATGCGGCCCGGCTGGCCGAGGAGAAGCGCGTCGCTGACGATGAGGCTGAACGGGTCCGTCTCGCTGCCGAGGCCGAATCCGCACAGGTTCTGGCCAAGAGCGAGGAGAACGTGAACGATGAAAAACCTGACGATGCGGGCGCTGCTGATGACGCACACGAGCCGACTGGCGCTGCAGGTGGCGGCGGACCTCAAGCCGAACCTGACGCCGCTGGAGGCGGTGCGTCTGCCGATCAGCCCGTGGGAGCGGTGAAGCCGATCGGGCCCTTGAAGCGCGTCTACATGGGTTTCGCCGGGCATGATGTGGTGGCCGCGAACGGCGTGATCGTTCACACTGGCATCAAGTCCAAGGATGATGCCGATGCGCTGGTGGCGGCCGGACTGCCGCCGGAATAACAGGAGGGCCCCGTGACGCTGATCGTTGAAGATGGGACCGGCAAAGCCGATGCGGAGTCGGTGGCGTCGGTTGCCGAACTGGACACCTATCTGGCGGCTCGCGGGCTGCCAGCGGTGGCTGCAACTGAGACGAAGGAGGTGGCCCTGCGCTTCGCCTCCGAGTATGCCGACACGGCGAAGCGCTACAAGGGCACGACCCAGTACGCTGCGCAGGCCCTGATGTTCCCCAGAGCCGATCTGACGGACTGGAGCGGCCACGCCGTGACTGGCGTGCCGCTCCGCTACAAACAGGCGGTGCTGTTTCTTGCCAGTCAGGTGCTGGCTGGGGAGCCTCTGTACGAGAACCTGAGTGGCCCGCAAGTCGTCAGCGAGTCCGTCGGGCCGATCAGCGTCAGCTACGAGAGCGGCCAAGGCCCGGATGCCCGGCACCGGGTGTTTACTGCGTTCGATCGACTGGTCGCCCAGTACGTCCGCGACCCGTCGATGTTGCGCGCCTCACCCGGCTGGACGGCGCCCGAGGGTGCCAAGACTTTCTCCACCGGTATGCACGATCTGGACGCGGTGGCCTCTGACGAGGTGGGCTGATGGCCAACGCCCTCTACACCCGGCTGCGCGCCTCGACGTTGCGCCTGATCAAGAGCAAGGGCGCACAGGCGGTGTTCTCGCGCGAGACTGGGCAGTCCGGCTACGACCCCGTGACGCAGCAGCGGGTGACGGCCACGGCCAACGGAAGCTGGACGCGGTGGGCGCTGGGCGTGCCGCCCGGCCGCTCGTGGTCCTTCCGAAACAACACCGAGATCACCTCCGACATGGAGGAACTGCATGTGGCGCCCGAGGCCTATACGCCCATGGGCGGGGACCGCGTGCAGTGGAAGGGGCAGGCCGACTGGAAGGTTGTGGATGCTGCTATTTATGACCCGGACGGCAGCGGCGTGATCTATTTTCGCGTCCTGATCGGCAAGTGACCGCCGAGTACAACGCCGGTATCGACAAATGGCTTTCCCAAGTGGAGGCCGATCTAAAAGCTGTTGCGCGCCAGTCGGCCTACACGCTGGCGTTTGACGTGGTGACCTCGACGCCGGTTGACACGGGGTTCCTACGGGGAAGCTGGCAGCCAAGCATCGGCGACATTCCGCCGGTCAAGGATGGGGTGTCTCTGGACCCCGGCGGCGCTCTGGCCATGGCCGATTTTGCCGTGCAGATCGAGGCGCTGGAACTTGGAGAGACGATCTATTACACCAACTCCTGCGTCTACGCCCGCCGCATCGAATACGGCTTCGTCGGCACGGATAGTCTGGGGCGGAACTACAATCAGGCCGGTCGATTTTACGTTATGAACAACGTGAAGCGCTGGCCCGCCATCGTTGAGGCGACTGCGAAGGGGCTGGCGGAATGACTGCGCGCACGATCATCCCGAACATGCGTGCCGCCGCTCGCACGAAGCTGCTGTCGCTCGATCTGCCTGTGTCTGTGACGGGTGCTGTCACGATCGCTGGAGCGGTGCTGACGGCCTCTGGGGCCACCTTCGTGACGGATGGCCACGGGCCGGGCGACTACCTGACGCTGGCAGGCCTCTCAGCGGGAAATAATGGCACCCGACGCGTGGTGGGTGTGACCCAGACGGTGCTGACGTTCGCCGACGCCTTCTCCCTGAACGAGACGGCAAACTCGTCGATAATCAGCGGCTACATGCCCGAGATCGCGTGGGAGCGCGAAGCGTTCACGCCGGTCCCGGGTGTGCCTTTCATCTCCGAGGTGTTCCGGCGCGTCGGTGGGAAGCCAATTCCTTTCGGTGGACAATGGCGTCACGACTTGCTTCTGTCGCTGACATTGCAATGGCCGTCCGGTCAGGGCACTCTCGGCATCGAATCTATGGCAGGCCGCCTTTTGGAACTCTACCGCCCCGGGACCGGACTGTCGTTCGGCGGGAATGTGGGGAAGGTGGTCTCCGCTGACGCGAGCCCCTTGAGCGAGGAGTCGGTCTGGACAGCATGCGCTGTCACCGCGTCGGTGATGGCATGGACCGCGAACTAGGGGGCTTCCCATTATGACCATTCAACCGAACGTCGCGGCGACTATCACTGTCGGCGCTGAATCGACCTTCGGCACGCCCGCAGCCGCTGGCCTTGTCACGGCGCAGCGCACCCGCCGCGTCTCGTCCTCGCTGGGCGGCACCAAGGCAGCCTTCGCCTCCAACGAGGTGCGCGGTGATCAGCAGATTGCTGACGTGCGCCACGGGACGTTCGGCGTCGCCGGTGGCATCCAAGGCGAACTCTCGACCGTCAGCTATGACACCCTGCTGGCCGGACTGATGCGCTCGACGTGGGGCGCGGCTGTCAGCACCGCGCACGGGGCGTGGACCAGCCCCAACGTCGCCTTCACCGTTCTGGGAGGTGGTGCCTACCGGGCCACCTTCGGCGCCTCCGGCGCGTCGCTGATCACTCTCGGCTTCCGCGTGGGCGACATTGTGCGCTTCACGGCGCTGGCCGCCGGTGCGGCTGCCACCTCGCTGGTGAACAAGTACCTGCGCTGCACGGCCGTGACCGCGCTCACCATGGACTTCACCTTCTGCGATGCCGAGAACGTCCTGCTGGCGTCGCCCACCAACGCGACCTTCACCTTCGAGGTTGTCGGCCTCAAGATCACCAACGGCGTCCTCAAGCCGTCGTTTACGATCGAGCAGTCCTATGACGATATCGACGTGTCGGAACTGTTCACCGGCGTGCGCGTCGGCGGCGGCAGCTTCCGCGTCGCCCCGAACGGCAACGCCACGGTCGGCTTCGACTTCGCGGGCCGCAAGCCCGAGGTTCTGACCGGCTCGTCGGCGCCCTACTTCTCGGCCCCGGTGGCCGAGGGCTCGACCGGCATCGTCAACGGCATCGGCGGCAGCATCCGGGTGGCCGGTGTCGATCAGGCCGTGATCACGGGCTTTGACGTGAACGTGAACCTCAACCTGTCGGCCCCGCCGGTGGTTGGCCCGCGCTACGTCCCCGACATTTTCTACGGCCGCACCGTCGTGACCGGCATGGTCACCGCGTTCCTCGAAAACGCCAGCCTGATCGCCGCGTTCCTGAACGAGAGCGAGGTGGAGATCGCCGCGCTCGTCCCGGGTGCCGTGGCCAACGCCGACTTCCTCGCCTTCAACATGCAGAAGGTGAAGCTGATGGGTGCCCAGAAGCAGATCGGGCCCGAGGGCGGCGTCATCGTCCAGTTCCCGTATCAGGCCATGATCAAGTCGGGCACCGGCTACGACACCGGCACGCTGGTCATCCAGCGCAGCAACCCGGCGGCGTAAACTACCGCGCTGGCCGCGCGTGGGGGCTATCGGAGT